CACGTGGCATGGACTGGACGACGCTGTTGACGCAGCAGAATGCGGGGTTGATGCCCTGATGCCCACCATCCCCTATCCCGATGTGCCCGCTTACGCTGGTGTGCCGCCCATTCCTCGGACTTCGCCGGGTTCGCCAAGCATCAACATGAATCTCGCCTCGACGGATTCTTCTGTGACAAGCTCCACATCCAGCGAGCCGCAATGGGGAATCTTCGACTCTTCCAACAACCCGATTTACACGCCAACAGCAGGGGGAACGCTCTCTGTTCTTTCCTTCGGATTCACGCGGTCGATGCAGGTGAGCGACTTTCCCATTGAGGCAAACAGTACGGGACAGGGTGCCGCCTTTGCCAGCTTCAACAAGGTTTACCAGCCGTCTAATCCGGTTGTGACGCTTGCCTTGAGCGGAACTGAAGATGAGAAAACCGCGTTCCTTTCTGCCATCGACGCCGCCTGCCAGTCCACAACCCTCTATAACGCGCTGACTCCCGACGCCTCTTACACGGCGGCGAATGGATACGGAACCATTGAGCGGTACAGCTACCAGCGCACGGCCACACATGGCGCCACGATGCTGATTGTTGAAGTGTCCATGAAGCAGGTTTTACAGGTCACGGCGGCATTGAGCAATGTATCGAACGGCACGACTGGGATTACCGCGCCGCAATCGCCGAGCGCGGCGGCGTCGGTCAACAACGGAATCACGCAGACCTCGCCCGCGCCGGGGTCATGGCTTGCGAGCATTGCCGGTCCGAACGGACCAGGAACAGTAGGATTCTGATGCAGCAGATTGCGCTTCAGCCCGTCGCCTCACAGCAGACACAAACTGTGCTGGATGGGCAATCGTGCGCGATTTCGGTCTATGTCAAGAATCAGTGCATGTTTCTCGACTTGGCGGTAAACGGCACACAAATCATTTACGCAGTTCAGTGCAAGAATCTGGTATCGCTCATTCCTACTGCTTATCTTGGATTCACTGGTTGGCTTGTATTTTTCGACACGCAGGGAACGAATGACCCGATTTATACCGGGCTTGGTTCGCGCTGGGTTTTGCTCTACCTCGACGCGGCGGACTTGGAGAATTATGGCGTCTCAGTCTAGCTTCGCAAACGCCAAGGATTTGCGCTTCGTCATCACTCTGGCAAAGCAGGGCGCGTCATTTTCAGCGAACGACCCGGAAAACACGATCACGCTGCAAGGTCTGCGGTCCTCAGTCTACATCGATAATGCGGGCGGCGCCATGATGGGAACGCTCAAGGCGCAAATCTTCGGAGTGACCGCCAGCGATATGAACACGCTTACCAGCACGCTCTGGGATAACCTTGTGGTGACTCCTTCTGGCTCGTCATTTGCGTTCAACTCTGTCCAGGTTTTCGCAATCGACGGCACGCAAGAGACGCTCATCTATAACGGTGACATCCTCAATTGCTGGGGCGTTTACTCCTCCATGCCGGAAACCTATCTTTACCTTGAGGCCCAGATTGGCTATGCAGCCCTTGTGCAGCCCGTGGCGCCCCTGAGTATCGCAGCCAGCACAAATGTTGCCACAGTGATGAAACAGATTGCCTCGCAGATGGGCTATCAGTTCGAGAACAACGGCGTGAACATCACCATCGCAAAGGGTTCCTACTGGGGCAATACCTTAATGGAACAGGCGCGCGCGCTCATGCAGGCGTACAAGTTCTGGATGTATCTGGACAGTACAAGCCCAAACACCCTGGCGATTGCGCCTTACGGACAGGCCCGAAGCACCGCAGCTCCCTTGATTTCCCCGCAGACGGGAATGGAGGGGTATCCGGTTTTCAACAGTACGGGCGTGAATTTCGAGACGCTCTTCAATCCGGCAATCACATTTGGCGGCCCAGTTCAAATGCAATCGTCAATTCCCAAGGCGAACGGAACCTGGGTGGTGGTTTCCATGTCGCACCATCTCTCCAGCCAAACTCTGGGCGGTCCCTGGAAGACAACTGTGAACGCGGTCTCGCCGACGACTGGCGCGGCCTACGTGGGGTCATAATGGGTTCAACCACCAATCCGGCAGGGATGTTGCAACCGGCGACCCTATGGGGCGTCCACAACAACCTCCGCTTCGTGATCCAGCAACTGCTCGCCAATGTGCAGACGGCCACGCTCGTCAAAGTGGTGGCCTGTTCCAATGACGGCGGAGTTTCCCCGGTTGGCACTGTCGATGTTCAGATTCTGGTAAATCAGGTCAGCGGGCAAATGGTAGCCACGCCTCACGTCACGATGTACGGATTACCATATTTGCGAGTTCAGGGCGGGGCGAACGCGGTCATTATCGACCCGCAGCCGGGAGACATCGGAATTGCGGTTTTCGCCAGTCGAGACATCACGAACGTCAAGAGCACCAAAGCTCAGGCGAATCCCGGCAGCTTCAGGATGCACGACTTTGCGGACGGAATGTATCTCGGAGGGCTGCTGAACGGAGCGCCAACCCAATACATTCAATTCTCCTCGTCAGGAGTTTCAATCGTTTCTTCGGGAACAATCACCTTGGAAGCCCCGACGATTGTGCTCAACGGAGCATTGCAACAAACTGGCGGTAATGCCACAATGAGTCAGTCGCTTACGGTCACTGAAGACGTTACGGCGCAAGGCACCAGCGTTCACACGCACATTCATGGTGGCGTGACGGCTGGCAGTGCGGATACAGGAGCACCGGTATGAGTTCGCCGATGAATACTTTGCTTCTCGACAACTCGGCTTGGGATCTGGTTCTGGATTCCAATGGAAATATCGCCCTTGCCGCGCCGCCCTATGCCGTTGCTCAGGATGTGGCCAGCGCGATTCGCACGTTTCAGGGTGAGCTGTGGTATGACACGACGCAGGGCGTTCCCTATTGGCAGCAGTTTCTAGGCCAGAATCCGACAAACTCGCAGATGATTGCCGCGTTCAATGCGGCAGCACTGACGGTTCCGGGAGTGGCCACAGCGAACACAGTAATCACGTCAGTCTCAGGCCGACAGGTTAGTGGCCAAGTTCAATTCACAACTACGGATGGAACTAGCACAACGGTGAACTTATGATGAGCACAACCAATTAAAAAGGAGAATGCAGTGAGTACATCTGTTCCTCCTATCGTTTTCACTCTCGAAGGCGTGGTGCTTCCCACTGACGCGGCGATTCTGGCAGGCATGCAGTCAGACATTAACGCGGCCTTTGGCGGCGGTGTCAATTCATCGCTTTCCACGCCGCAGGGTCAGATTGCGTCGAGTGACGCGGCTATCATCGCGGACAAAAACAGCGCAATCGCCTATATCGCAAACCAGGTCGATCCGCAGTACGCAGAGGGGCGCTTTCAGGACGCAATCGGCAGCATCTACTTTATGACGCGCAACCCGGCCACGTCCACGGTCGTGATTGCAACCATTGGCGGCCAGCCGGGGAGCTACATTCCGGCCGGATCACTCGCGCTCGATACCTCTCAAAACGTCTATCAGCTTCTCGGCTCAGTCACCATCGGCTCAGGTGGAACAGTCGCCGCCGAATTTGCGAACGTGGCTACAGGCCCGATTCCCTGCCCGTCCGGTTCTCTGACGCAGCTTTACCGCACGGTTCCCGGCTGGGACACAGTGACGAACGCGGGCGCAGGGATTCTCGGCTCAGATGTGGAAAGCTCGCAGGCCTTCGAGTTGCGCCGGCAGAATTCGGTTGCGCTCAACAGCCACGGAACGACGGATGCGATTTTCGCCAACGTGTACGCTGTCTCTGGTGTTCTCGACTGCTACGTGATTGACAATCCTTCAGGACTCACGGTGAATTATGGACCGACAAGTTATCCGCTTGCCCCTCACTCCGTTTATGTTGCGGTCGTTGGCGGCTCGGCCAGCGCAGTTGCACAAGCCATCTGGAACGCCAAAGACGGCGGCTGCAACTACAACGGCAACACAACAGAAACCGTCTACGACACGCGCTACGCCGCCCCACAACCGGCCTACGCCGTAACCTTCAACATTCCCACTGCGACACCAGTTTATTTTGCGGTTACTGTGCAGAATTCGGCATATCTTCCGTCGGATTACGTGACACTGATTCAGAACGCGGTCCTTGCGCAGTTCAACGGAGAAAACAACAACACTCCGGCAGGAATTTCCTCGGAGATTCTTGCCAGCAG